TCCGTCAGCGGCCATGACTACAGGGCGTATCACCCCGAACTTGAAGGCTATGCGTATGCCATGCCAGACAGCTGGGCCTATGATTTCCGCTACCGGGTTGATCTGAACGTCGGGCTATACACCGATGTGGGGCCAAAAGACGAGGAGACAAAGACAATTGCGTCCACGACGCGTCGGATCATTACGTTCGTCAAGACCAAGGACGAGCATGAAACCTTCGACCTGAAGACGCGGCGTTACCGCCGTACAGCCACGCTCTCCGCCTATAAGGACGGTTTTGCGTCAGGGCCATGCCGCTTTGCGAGATACTCTGGGCGATAGCATGCCCTGATAAATTTATGGCAATCCCCATGTGCTGAGACCAAACTATGCTGAATTTCGCTTCGCTTCTGGCCCCGGCTCTTCTCATCGCGAGTGCCGCCGCCGCTTCATCGACCAAGGATGTTTCGGATGTGACAGCCAGTCTGTTTTGTCTTTCACACAGCCGGTTCAAGTTCGAAGATCCCAAGGCTCGTGGGCACCGTGTCCGTTATCTCATCGATACGGAGAGTTTCGAGGGGGAACGCCATATCCTGTTGTTTGTCGGGGCGGCAGGCGGATTGACCCGGTGGTATGATGTTGAAGTCTTCGGGTTGCTGCCTGCGCGCGGCTATCGGCTCACGAATAATGCCGAGTTTGTTGCTGGCCGCGGGGGACTCCGGCTTGTCGGTCCGCCTTTGGGAGGAATATGGGCAAATGATCGCCTCGAACGGGCACTGGCCGCAGTCCGGCTGCGGCCGACGGTTGTGGTGAAAGCCGCAAATAAACCGGCCCATCAGGAACAGTGCCGGTCGTTTGACGATAGATTTTCGGGGGGTTGAACATGAACTTCGAGCTTGAAGGCCGTCATCCCGGCTGACCCGCCCATTCAAACTGTACCACGGAGCCGCCTTCGGGCGGCTTTTTCTTTGTCCGGAGCGCACATCATGAGCGATTCAACCATGCTGACACAATTGACCAAACAGGCCGAAGCCGGCGGCGCCGACCTGGTGACGCTGCGCGCGCTGATCGAGGAGGCGTCCGAACTGGGCGCGTCGCGGGCGCTCGCCACGCTCGGGCTGGCCGATGAAAAGGCCCATAAGGACATGGCCGAACTGCGCGAGCTGCTTTCGGCGTGGCGCGATGCCAAGGTGACCGCGCGCAAGGCCGTAGTCGACTGGGTGATGCACGGCTTCCTCGCGCTGCTTTTGATCGGGATCGCGGTCAAGCTCGGGCTTGGCGGGTTGGTCAGCCAATGAGGATCGCGGGCTACGCAGCCATCTTCGACCGGCCCGACCAGGGCGGTGACGTCATCCGCAAGGGTGCCTTTGCCAGCGCCCCCAAAGCGGGCCTGCCGCTTTTCTGGCAGCATGATGCAGGCCGGCGGATCGGCACCGTCGAAAGCCTTGCCGAAGATACACGCGGCCTGCGCGTCATTGCCCGGCTGGCACGGCACCGCCCGGTCGCCCCGGGGCATGGCCTGTCGTTCGGATACCGGGTGCGGGCCGCGCACAACGGAAAATTCAGGGAGTTGACCGACCTCGAACTGGTCGAGGTCAGCCTGGTGAGCGAGCCGATGCAGCCGTTGGCGCGGGTGCATGCGGTTGAGGATCAAAACGAAGGAGAAGACAATGGATTATGAAGTGAAAGCGGGATCGCTCGAGGAGAGCTTTGCCGAAATCGAAGCGGGTACGCTCGCGGTCGAGCGGCCCGTTCTTTCGGGCGGCAATGCGGCGCGATCGGCGTTTGTCGATGGCTATTTGCGACGCGGCGCGGAGCTCGAGCTCAAGGCCGTTTCGGGGGTTGTGCCGGCCGATGGCGGCTATGCCGTCCCCCGGGAAATCGACGCAGCGGTCGATGCCACGCTCAAATCGATTTCGCCGATCCGCAGCATTGCCAACATCGTCCAGGTCGGCAGCGCCGGTTATCGCAAGCTGGTGACGTCCGGTGGCATCGCCTCGGGCTGGGCCGCTGAAGACGCTGTCCGGCCCGACACGGGGACGCCGGTGTTCAACGAAATCGTCCCGAGCTTTGGCGATCTCTATGCCAAGCCGTCGGCGACGCAGGCAATGCTCGACGATGTCCAGTTCGATGTCGAGGCGTGGCTCGCCGGCGAGATTGCGACCGAATTTGCCAAGGCCGAAGGAACGGCATTTGTGAACGGCACGGGCGTCAACCAGCCCAAGGGCTTCCTCCAGTCGCCGGTTGCAGCGACGGCAGACACGGTGCGCGCCTTCGGAACGCTCCAATATGTGCCCACCGGCACGCTCGGCGCCTTTTCCGCAAGCCCGCAGGACAAGCTCGTCGAACTCGTCCACACGCTGCGCGCGCCTTACCGGCAGGGCGCGGCCTGGGTGATGAATTCGGCAACGCTCGCTGCGATCCGCAAGTTCAAGACGACCGACGGGGCGTTCCTCTGGCAGGCGGGCCTCGTTGCGGGCCAGCCCGATACGCTGCTCGGCTATCCGGTGGTCGAAGCCGAGGACATGCCCGACATCGCCAATAACAGCCTGTCGGTGGCGTTCGGCAATTTTCGCGCCGGTTACCTGATCGCCGAGCGCACCGAGACACGGATCCTGCGCGATCCCTATTCGAACAAGCCCTATGTCCAGTTCTACGCAACCAAGCGGCTGGGCGGGTGCGTCTCGAATTCGGAGAGCATCAAGCTGCTCAAATTCTCGGCGACCTAAGGCGTATCCCCCCTCCCGTTCGCGGGAGGGGCCGGGGGTGGGCCTGTGCGTCAGCGGGCGAACCGGTCCCGTGACCGGCCCACCCCCACCCCTGACTTCTCCCGCAAGCGGGAGGTGGATTTTCCAAGGAACCGAAAATGCTCAGCCTCTCCCCGCCGCCGATCGCGGCGGAGGCCGTTGTTGCGGCCAAAACCTATTTGCGGATCGAGAATGATCTCGAAGACGAACTGCTCGCCAGCCTCGTTGCGGCCGCGATCCGCCATGTCGAAGGGTTCACCAACCTCATTGTCCTGCGCCGTGCCGGTATCGACCGGCTGCCGGTTTCGGGCGCGTGGCAAAGGCTTGGCGTTACGCCCGTCAATGCCATTACGGCGGTTGCGGGCCTGCCCGAACAGGGCGCCGCCTTCATGCTGCCGATCGAGGCCTATGCGCTCGATATTGACGGCAGCGGCGATGGCTGGGTGCGTGTCACTGCGCCCGGAAACGCAACGCGGATCGACGTGACGGTCGATGCCGGGCTGGCGGCGGACTGGGCGGACATTCCAGAGCCGCTGCGCCTTGCGGTGCTGCGGCTGACGGGGCATCTCCATAGCTATCGCGACGCGGCGCCCGACAGCGGGCCGCCGGCAGCGGTTGCCGCGCTGATCCGCCCTTGGCGCAGGATGCGGCTGTCATGAGCGGCGAATTTTCCGGATCGCTGGGTGAGCGCGTGGCAATCGAGCAGCGCCGGGCCGACCGCGACGTGCTGGCCGGGGCCAAGCGCGGCTATGTCTATGCGGGTGCAAGCTGGGCAGCCGTGGCGCCGCTGTTCCCGGCGAGCCTTACCGAGGCCGATGCGCTGTCGGCCCTGCCGCGCTGGCAGGTGACGATGCGCAAGCGCGAAGGCGTCGGCCCCCAAACACGGCTGGTCTGGCGCAGCCGCTTCCTTGCGGTCCGCTCGGTTACCAGCGATCCGCGCGCGCCCGAAAAAATGATTCTGACCTGTGAGGAGATACGATGATGTTCAAAGGATTGAAGGCCCGCCTCGCGCGGGCGGGGAAAGCGGCTGTCGTGGCAGCCATTTCAAGGCTGGTGCGCGACATAGATTTGCCGCCCGATGTGACGGTCGAAAGTGATGAGGATGGTGTGAAGCTTTCGGGCCGGGCCTTGCGCCGCCGGATGCTCGATGACGCGCGGCTGAGAAAAATCCGGCGATGAGCGGCGCAATGGGAGCAGTCCAGGCGGCCGTTGCCGAAGCGTTACGCAATTCGGCGCCGGTCATGGCGGCGGTCTCGGGCGTTTATGACGGCCCGCCGTCGCGCGCGGCCTTTCCCTATATCGCGCTCTCGGACGGCAGCGGCAGCGACTGGAGCACCAAGACGGCGCCGGGACGCGAAATCCGCGTTGCGCTGACCGTGTGGGACGATGGCGAGGAACCGGCCCGGCTCTACGGCCTGATGCACGATGTCGACGCCGCCGTTTCGGGGATCGGGCGCGATCTCGACGGCTGGCGGGTGGCGAGCGTGGCGTTCGTCCGCTCGCTGGTGGTGCGCGATCCCGCTGGCCCCTGGGCAGGGCTGGTCGAACACCGGGTCAGGGTGATGGCAACCGACTGAGGAGAAAATCAATGCCAGCAGAAAAAGGAAGCGCCTTCCTGTTGAAGGTCGGCGATGGCGCGGCGGCGCCGGTTTACACGACGGTTGCCGGGCTGAGGACCACGCAGGTCTCGATCAATGGCGAAAGCGTGGTGATTACCAACAAGGGTTCGGGCGGATGGCGCGAGCTGCTTTCGGGCGCGGGGGTCCGCGCGGTCTCGGTTTCGGGCGCGGGGGTCTTTACCGGTTCGGCGGCCGAACTGCGGATCAAGGCCAGCGCGCTGTCAGGCACGCTCGACGATTATGAGCTGAGCTTTGAATCGGGCGAGCGGCTGCGCGGCAGGTTCCTCGTCGCGCGGCTTGACTATGCCGGGGATTTCAACGGCGAACGGTCTTACACATTGGCACTCGAAAGCTCGGGCGCGGTGGTGTCGCTATGAGCGGGACAAGCGCAAATGCGAGCCGCGGCGAGGCGTGGCTGCTCAACTGGGCGCTGCGGCCGTCATTCGACGCGCTGGTTGCGGCCGAGGAGGAACTGGGGCCATTGTTCGCACTGGTCGAACGCGCGGCTTCGGGCCAGCTCAAGCTTTCGGAAATGGTCACGCTGTTCTGGCATTGCCTGAAGGAACGCGGCGATCTGAGCCGCGAAGGTTTTGGCGAGCTCATCGCCGAAGCCGGCCTCGCGGCAGTGACGCCCGCGCTCAAGGCACTGCTCGGGCAGATATTGGCGGGACGCTGATGTTTGGAGAAGCCGCCACGCGCCTTGCGGGGCTCAGCGCGGCGCTGCTGGGCTGGCGGCCCGATGAATTCTGGCGCACCACCCCGGCCGAACTTGCAACGATCCTGGCGGCGCTTTCGGTACCCGGGGGTGAAGCCGCAGATAGCGCGCTGCTTGCGCGTTTGAAGGAGCAATTTCCCGATGGATGAAGAAATCGAACGGCTCATCGTTTCGGTGCGTGCCGATACGCAGGGCTTTGCGCGCGATGTGCAGGACATGCGCGGGATACTTGACGGCCCGTTCGGCGCGGGGGTCGAACGCGCGGGTCAATTGCTCGAAGGCACGCTGTCGCGCGCTCTCAGGACCGGAAAACTGGGATTTGAGGATCTGAAACGCGTTGCGCTTTCGGTGACGGCGGAGATTGCCGCCGCTGCCATCCGCGCCGGGATCGGGTCGCTTGGCGGCTCCTCGGGCAGCGGTCTCGCGCAGGCTGGCGTATCGTTGCTGTCCGCATTTCTGGGCGCACCCGGACGCGCGACGGGCGGGCCGGTTTCGCCGGGCCGGGCCTATATGGTTGGCGAACGCGGGCCCGAAGTCTTCGTGCCGACGAGCAGCGGGTCCATTGCACCAATCGCCGGTTCCTCCGCACGCGACGTGCGGATCGCGATTGCGATCAACGCGCCTGCGGGATCGGCCCCCGAGATGCTCGCCCGGTCGAGCCGCCAGGTGGCGCGGGCCGTGCGGATGTCGCTGGCGCGCGAGGATTGAACGATGGGCCATAGCCTCGCAAAGCTTGGCGATGCGCTCCGGTCCGGGTTCGTCAAGCGCTTCGATCCGCGCTTCTGGACGGTCGATTTTCCGCGTCCGATGATGGCCGCGGTTACGACAACCGGCGCGCAATCGTTGCGCGTCGATACCGTGTTCTACAAGGCCAACGACCTGGCCGGGCTGATCTGGGACGCCGAGGACCGCTTCGATCATCCGCTGCTCGCCTATGAGACGAGCCGCGATTTCCGCGGATGCGTGCTGAAGTTCCGCTGGCAATCGTCGGGGATCATGCCGCTCGACGCCGTCAATGGCCCGACGCTGACGATCGAGGGCCGTGATGCGGCGGGCGCCGCGCGGAGCTGGTACGTCCGGTTGTGGAACTATGCCAAGGGCACGCCGGCCGATGCCACGATAACGCTCGATTTCGATGCCCTGCAGGGCGGCTTCCTCTTGCCATCCGAAGGCGACCCGGTCTGGGCGGGCGACGTGGACCGGATGTTCCTCTCGCTCGTGCCGCCGGGTTTCAGCAATGCCGATGTCCCGCTTGCCAATGCCGTCGAAGGCGGTGTGACGCTGAGCGCAATGGCCTGTGAAGGGCCGGGTTCGGTGCTGGCGATCGGCGACGTCATCGTCCCGCCGCACGGTTTCGCGATCGCGACCGGTTATGACGATGCCTATAACCAGACACCCGCGCGACTGATCCGGAATATGTTCCAACTGGGCTATCGCGGCAGCCTCGACCATTATGTCGGGATGAGCCATTATTTCCGGCTCGAAGCGCTTTACGGGGGCTATTATATCAGCCTTGCGGGCGGGACGCTCAACGCGCCCTGTGCGGCCTGGCACGCGGACTTTGCGGCGCGGTCGAAGGCGCATGATTATCGCCTGATCGTCTCGCTCTCCTACGAACTGTTCGACGTGCATTGCTATAACGACTGGAAGCAGCGGGCTTGGAATGACGATCCTGCTCATACCGGTTACAGCCCGCCTTCGGTGCTGCTGTCGCCCGCTCATGCCGGCGCGATGGGCTATTTGCAGGCGGTTGCGCGCGCCTTTGTTGCCATTGCCGTTTCGGCTGGCCATGCGCCGCGCTTCCAGGTGGGCGAGCCGTGGTGGTGGGTGCTGCCCGACGGTCGGCCCTGCCTTTACGACGACGCCGCGCGCGCGGCGCTGGGCGGAGCGCCGGTGGAAATTCCAACGGTGCGTTCAACAGCGCTGACCGCAGCGCAGAAAGCGCTGCTCGATGCGGCGGGTGCGATCCTGGCGGCTTCGACGGCCGCGCTGGTGGCGGCTGTACGGTCCGACCAGCCGGGCTGCGAGACGATGCTGCTCGTCTATCTGCCGACCGTGCTTGATGCAGCTGCGCCCGAGATCCGGCGCGCCAACGTTCCGCCCGGCTGGGCCTCCCCGGCCTTCGATACGCTCCAGCTTGAGGATTATGAGTGGGTGACGGGCGCCAACCGCGCGGCGAGCGCTGCGGGCGCGGCCGTCATGACGGCGCGGCTCGGCTATCCGGTGGCGCGGCAGCACTATTTGTCAGGCTTTGTCCAGTCCGCTTCGGACAAGGCGCAATGGTCGCTGATCGAAGCGGCGGCGCGGGCGGCGGCGCGGCGTGGCATCACCGAAATCTTCATCTGGGCGCTCCCCCAGGTGGTGCGCGACGGGTTCACGCTTTTCAGCCTTGAGGAGGACGATATGCAGGCCTTTGACGATATTTCCTTCCCGCTGGCGCTGGGCCGCGCAGCAAGCGTGACGCCGGGTTTCTCGACCGCGATCGTCACCACCGCTTCGGGCCATGAGCAACGCAACATGGACTGGGCGAGCGGGCGGCTGCGCTTCGATGCGGGGCCGGGGGTGCGCTCCGCGACCGATCTCCAGGCGCTGATCGGTTTCTTCCGCGCGCGGCGGGGAGCGGCCCGGGGTTTTCGCTTCAGGGACCCGCTCGATCATTCATCGCGAGCGATGACGGGCGCGCCAAACGCGCTCGACCAGCTGCTTGGCACCGGCGACGGTGTGCAGACGGCATTCGCGCTCGTCAAGCGCTATGGCGAAGGCGCCGAGGCCGAGGAGCGGCGGATCACCCGTCCCGAACCGGCTTCGATCGTTGTCGCGGTGAACGGGTTGTCGGTGACGAACTGGACGCTGGGCGAAGGCGGGATGATCAACCTTGCAACCGCGCCCCCTGTCGGCGAAACGATAACGGCGGGTTTCCGCTTCGACGTCCCTGTGCGCTTTGCCGAGGACAGCCTGTCGATCGAGGCCGGGCAATGGCAGGCAGGCGATGTGCCGTCCGTCCCGATCATCGAAATCCGCGAGGGCTGAGCCATGACCGAATGGTTCAAGCAGGATCTGACCAGCCTTGCCTTTTGCTGGCGGCTCGAACGCCGCGATGGCGTGGTGCTGGGGTTTACCAGCCATGACCGCGACCTTCAACTCGGCGGGCTGGCCTATCGCGCGGCGCCGGGAATGGTGCCATCAGCGATCGAGCGGCGCGACAGCCTCGATCCCGACACGATGGAGCTGTCCGGCGCACTGACCAGCAGCCTGATCACCGATGCCGACCTGCTGGCCGGGCGCTGGGACGGCGCGCGGCTGCGCGTGAGCGCGGTAAACTGGGCCGATCCCGACGACAATCCGGTCTTCCTTGCCCGGGGCGAGCTGGGCAGCGTCGAAAGCGACGGATTGAGTTTTTCGGCCGAGTTGCGTGGGCCCGCCGCCCTGCTCGAAGCGGCCGTTGTGGAGCAAACCTCGCCCGAATGCCGTGCGGCCCTTGGCGACCGGCGCTGCCGGGTCGATATGGCGGGGCGACGGACGATCGCGCGTGTGGTTTTGACCAATGGCGTGGCCGTGACGGTGGACAATGGTCCCGGCGATTGCGGCTTTGGCATGCTTCGCTGGCTCGACGGCGCCAATGCGGGGCTGACGAGCGCGATCTTGGTTAATTCTGGCCCGTTGGCAACGCTGCGCGACCCCCCGCCCTTTGTGCCCACGCCCGGAACGATGGTCGAACTCATTGAAGGTTGCGACAAGCGCTTGGCCACCTGTGCACAGCGCTTTGCCAATGCCGAAAATTTCAGGGGAGAACCCCATCTCCCCGGCAATGACTTGCTGGTGCGCTATGCGAAATGATCCTGTAATCTCTGCAAGGACGCTGATTGGCGTCCCGTTCCGGCTTCACGGGCGGGCGCCCGAACTTGGGCTTGACTGTGTCGGTCTTGTCGCCATCGCCTATGGCTTGAGCGAAAACGTGCCCACGGGCTACAGCTTGCGGAGCCGCGACCTTGCCCATTGGGAACGGGTCATCCGCGCGCAGGGCTTTGTCAGCCGCCATGCAGGCTGGCGGCGAGGCGATCTGCTGCTGGTCCGCCCCGGCCCTGCGCAGATCCATCTGGGAGTCTGGACCGGCGGCAGCCTGATCCACGCCGATGCCGGGCTCGGGCGGATCGTCGAGACACCGGGCATTCCCCGCTGGCCCGTGCTGTCGGCCTGGCTCCGCCGCATGGGGAGGCGCTGATGGCGACGCTGATCCTCTCGACGGTCGGGACGCTGGTCGGCGGCCCGATCGGCGGCGCAATCGGCGCGGTCATTGGTCAGCAGATCGATAACCGCCTGTTTGCCCCAAAGGGGCGCCAGGGGCCAAGGCTCAACGAACTGGCGGTGCAGACTTCGTCCTATGGCTCGCCGATCCCCAAACTGTTCGGCGCCAGCCGTGTAGCCGGAACCGTGATCTGGGCGACCGACCTCAAGGAAACCAGGAGCAGTGTTTCGAACGGCAAGGGGAGGCCCAATTCGACGGTCTACAGCTATTCGGCCTCGTTCGCCGTGGCCCTTTCGGCGCGGCGCATCCTCCGTGTCGGGCGGATCTGGGCCGATGGCAATTTGCTGCGCGGGGCATCGGGCGATTTCAAGAGCGAGACCGGCTACCGGCTTCATGACGGCGGCGAAGGACAGGCGGTCGATCCCCTGATCGCTTCGGCCGAAGGTCTTGCGATGACGCCCGCCTATCGCGGTCTGGCCTATGCCGTGTTCGAGGATTTCCAGCTGGGCGACTATGGCAACCGCATCCCGACGCTGAGCTTTGAAGTCATCGCTGACGAAGGTGATGTGAGCGTCGGTGCTGTCCTGTCCGAACTGGGCGGACCGGGCGTTGTGGCGGATAGTCCGGCCCTGCTCCAGGGCTTTGCCGCCACCGGGGACAGCGTGCGCGGCGTTGCCGAAACGCTGGCCGGGCTTTTCCCCTTTGCCGCACGCGACGATGGCGCAGTGCTGCGCCTTGAAACCGCACCTGCCTTGTATGACGGCCCGTCTGCAACCGATCTCGGCGCCGCATCGGGCGAGCAGACAGCGCCCCGTGTGGCGCGCGAGCGGCGCTCCGAAGCCGGTGTGCCCGCCATCCTTTCGGTCGCGCATTATGAACCGGGGCGCGACTATCAGCAGGGGCTGCAACGGGTTCGCGACGGCGGCGGCGGGCGGCGCGAATTGCGGATCGACATGCCGGTGACACTCGATGCCGGACGCGTGAAAGGCCATGCGATGTCGGCGCTGCACCAGCTTCGCGTCGAGCGATCGACGGCCAAAATCCGGCTGCCGTGGCGCTATATGGACCTGATGCCCGGCCAGCGCATCACGATCCCGGGGGATGCGACCGATTGGCGGGTCTCGGGCGTGACGTTCGACCGGATGGTGATCGGGGCCGACCTTGTCCGACGGGCGATCGTTTCGGCTCTGGCGCTTGCGTCCGATCCCGGACGGAACCTTGCCCAGCCCGATCGCGCCCATGGCCCGACCGCGTTCCACTTGCTTGACCTTCCGCCGCTCGACGACATGGCTGCCACTGCGCCGCGCGTCGCTGTGGCCGCCGCCGGGCTGCTGCCGGGCTGGCGCAGCGCGACGCTGCTTGCCAGTCTGGATGACGGCATCAGCTGGCAGGAGGCCGGATCAACGGCCGCGCCGGCCGTGATCGGGACCGCTGAAGCCGTGCTCGGCCCGGCAAGCGCGCAGTTGGTGGACGAAGCCGGGACGCTCAACGTCGCGCTGCTCAACGAGGCGATGCAGCTGCAATCGGCCAGTCCCGACGCCCTTCTTGCCGGGGCAAACGCCGCGCTGGTCGGTGACGAACTGATCCAGTTCCGCACCGCCACGCCGCTGGGCAATGGTCGCTATCGCCTGACTGGACTTTTAAGAGGCAGACGAGGAACCGAATGGGCGATCCCAGTGCATGGCGAGAGCGAGTCCTTCGTCCTGATCGAGCGCGAAACCCTGGCCTTTCTCGAGGTTCCGGCGGGGACGGCGCTGGTCCGGGTCATGGTGATCGGGTTGGCCGATACGGACCCGGTCGAGCAGCGGCTCGAACACCCTGGCCAGGCGCTTCTCCCGTTGCCGCCCGCCCATGCGACGGCCACGGCGCTGGCGAATGGCGACACCGAAATCGGATGGATACGACGGAGCCGCAATGGCTGGCGCTGGCTCGACGGGGCCGATGCGCCGCTGGTCGAGGAAGCGGAGCGCTATCGCCTGATCCTGACGCCGGATACGGGCCCCGCGCGCACGATCGAGCAGTCGAGCTCGCGCTTCGTTTATTCCGCGGCCGAGCGGGCCGGCGATCGCACGAGCGGTGCGACAAGCCTAAGCGTGCGCATCTGCCAGCTGGGCAGCTTCGGCCCATCCCTGCCCGTGACCATCCCGCTTTCACTGACATGAGGAGTGCCTGCAATGACCGAGCAAACCCCCAGGCTTGGATTTCCGCTACTGGCAAGCGGCCAGGCGCAGAAGGAAGTGACACACAATGAAGCGCTGATCCTGGCCGACGCGCTGGTCCAGCCCGTGGTCCTGGCCGTGGCACCCCCGGCGATCCCGGACACGCCGCTTCCCGGCCAGTGCTGGGTCGTGGGGAACGGTGCAGGCGGCGCCTGGTCGGGGCATGACAATGCCATCGCCTGCTGGAGCGAAGGCGGCTGGCGCTTTGTCGCGTCGCGCGAAGGGATGAGTGCCTGGAGCCTTTCGGACGCGCTGCCGGCGAGGCGCGAGGCGGGCGGCTGGGTGCTGGGACAAATCGGGGCAACCAGTGTCCGGATTGGTGGCAATCAGGTCGTCGGGGCGCGGCAACCTGCCATCGCAAATCCCGCAGGCGGAGCAATCATCGATGCAGAAGTTCGAGTCGCGCTGGCCGCGATACTGGCCGCTTTGGCGGCCCACGGGCTGATCGCTGCCTGA